CGCCCGATACGACAAGCTCCTCAAGGACGGTATGAATCGCCGTGCAAATCTCGCCTACGGTCACAATCGCCACGTCATCGCCTCACGATCCGGCCCACGGCCTGCTCGATGATCCGCTTGATCCTGGCGCTGTTATCCTCTATGGCGCGCTGTAGGAACCGCTTGGCCTTGATGCCGCGTGCTGCGATCGCCATTCGCGCACCCGCTGCCAGCGCACCCGCCGCCCTGCGATCTCCGCGCATCTTGCGGACGGCCCACTCGTAGAGGGGCTTCCAGGGCGGCCAGAAGGGGCGCGTTCCCAGCTCCATATAGGGCGCGTACTCTCGGTTACTCCCTACGATGCCGGTCACAATCTTATCACGCTGCACAACTTCCGGGACGATGGACGCCCGCAATGGCCCGCGATCCACCGGCGCATTCTTGCGCGCTGCCCGCGTGACGATCAACGTCGCCTGTCCCATCGCCGCCGCCATTGGCGAGCCGGAAATGTCGCGCTGCATCTGATCGACCTTGGCTTGAAAGGCGTCCAGGCCCCTGATCTTGCCGTCTATCTCGGTCATCGTCTGCCCGTCGCAATGCGCACGTAACGCCCATCGATCAAGATGCCCGCGATGTCGGGATCAAGCTGCTGTACGTAGAGCAGCCCGCCCAGGTCGGCGCTTGCCAAACTGTCGGCCATCGCGCCTTGCAGGCGCTTGTACCAGCGCGCCGTCTGCATAATGCACGCCTCCACGATATCGTCCGGCACATCCACGTTATAGCCCCACTTAGCCGTCACTTTCACCGTCGGCACTCTTGCCAACAGATCGATCCCCCGCCGCGCCCGCCCTCGCTTGCGCATCTGTGGCGTCTCGCCGGTGAACCAGCTTTGATCGCCATTCGGATCAACGAAGAGGAGCGTGTAGGGTAGGAGGTTGAATTCCGGCTCATCAGGATCACCGCTACCGGCAAACCAGTCCCCATCGCCCGCCATATTCGTGGTAGGGGAGTCCCACGCTTCATAGTCCTCATCTGACGGCGCGTCCTTGACGGCCACGGCGCTGATCTCCACGCATTCATCGATCAACTGGTACGCCTTGCCGCTGCCCCGGTAATATCTGGCGCTTGCAGCCGCATCTGCCTCGAAGCCGTCGGGGCGCTTGCAGAACTGGTTGATCTTGCGCTCTGCACCCGTGATGATCCGGGCAATCAAAGCGTCGTCCCCAGCATCAGTTTTCTGCATCGAGTCTTTGACCATCGCGGTTGTACAGTATGCCATCGTTCTACCTCATAAAAGCCCGTCTAGCCAGCAGTGCACCAGAAACGATGCTGCCAACGCAAGCCACCACGAGAGCCGGGATATGGAGCGGTCTACCGCTGTTTCTCGCGAGATTCTCCCAGGTAATCGGTATTCCCCGTACCACGCATACGAGCACGTGATCCAGGTCAAGAGCCACGCTAACAGCCCCGCTAACGCAGAGGACGAGAAGTGCTTGATTTCGTCTCGCAAAGCGTTCAAGAGCCACTTATTCACACGACCTCGATCACACCGTCAGCAACCAGCTTGTCACGGATAGCCGCGAGATCAGAAGTCTCATAGTCGAGTCCGGCATAGTTGAGGAGAGCACGCAACTCGGTCACGTTCCGACCTGCTTTTCCGTCCTTGCCGCCGAGAGCTTGCCGCAATACCCCCTCAACTCGTGCCGTTTCTTGCTCAAGCCATTGCTCATCAGTCAGTTTGATAATTGCCATTTTTGCCTCAATTCACCATGATCTGGTATATTCGATCTGTGTTTACATCGCCGTGCCATAGCGTGCGTCCATCCCACGCCACAGAGAATGGCAACGTAGAAGGCGTAGGATTGAAGGTTCGGTTCACAGTGCCAGTCACAGGATCTATTTGGTAGAATACTCTAGTTGTGTTACTCGTAGTCCACAATGTACGCCCATCCCAAGTTAAACCACGAGGATTGTTTGTCGGATATGCAAACGATCTTGTCAGGGAACCCGTGACTGGATCGATCTGATAAATGAGATTGAGAACTCTAGCGGTGTGCCATAATGTTCTGCCGTCCCACGCTAGATCGGATGGATCATTGGGAATGGCAAAACTATGGATAACCGCACCCGTATGCGGGTCAATTTGATATACACGATTGTTTGTATTTCCAGCTATCCATAGCGTATGTCCATCCCAGGTGATCCCAACTGTGCCTGTGTCTGGACTATTGAACGATCTAATGCTAATGCCAGTTATAGGATCAACTTGATAAATGATGGTATTAGAAGTCATCCATAAAGAATGACCGTCCCACGTCATAGCAAATATATCCACTACTGGAGAAGGAAAGCTCCTGATCACTGTTCCAAGTGCCATTATGCGCTCCTATGCGTGGGCTACGCCGAAATTGCCCCGGAAGGCCCGCGCCCGAATTCCGACGGTGAACGTCGCGCCGACGCCCGCGCCCGTCGTCACTGCCCGGAAGCGCACCAAGTCTTGGCCGCCACAAGGCAACAGGAACGAGTGTCGAATACCAGGGGCAGCAGTTGCCGTGTCCTCATAGTACAGGCTAGCCCAGTAGCCCTCAACGAAATCGAACCAGTTCGCCCCGTTGTTGTGGCTGAATTGTGGAATGATCCGCACATCCGTAGGCGCGCCCGCGCTCTCGACGTAGAGTTGAATCCACAGTGCGCTATACTCGCTCACGTCTAGACTGTCACTGTTCACCGCTGCCGGTGTGCCGTCGATCACGACGTCGTTGAGAAGGACAGCCCAAGCGGATTGGGCAACAACTTGCACATCCTCTGCAAGCGGATTCGTCGGTGAAACGTCCGCACCATCCGTCTGCACGTTGCCCCCGTTGTACACCTCCAGCGCGTGATGATCCCCCATATCCTTGTACCGCGTGACCATCGTCGTGGGGATCGGCGCCCCTTGTGCTCGATCAATGTCTGCCATTTTCTTACCTCACTTAGTAGTTCTCTCGTGCGAATTTGACCACACCGTCAATGATGCGCGTTTGATCCATCTCGCTTAGGTTCTGGTGCAACGGGATGCAAAGCGTGTGTTCTGCTGCCCATTCTGCGTTCGGCAAGCGGGCCTTGCACCCATAGAACGGGATCAGGTGCAGCGGGTAGTACCTGAATGTGCAATAGATACCCCGTGCACAGAGAAACGCCGCTAATTCGTCGCGCTTGTCCTCGACCTGAATCCAGTACATATAGTAACTCGACGTGCATCCCGGCAAGGGCTCGGGCGGGATCGTGATGCCGGGCAGATCGTACAAGCACGCTTGATACCGCCGCCAGACGCGCTTCCTCTTTGCTATGAATTGCGGCAATTGCCTGAGCTGCACGCGCCCGATGGCTGCCAGCACATCGTTGCTGATGTGCCGCCCCGCTGGTTGCTGTACGTCGAACTCCCACCAGCGCGCCGCGCCGCCTTGGGCTGCATCGGTCCCGCTGGCTCGCTTGCTGGGCATCCCAAAGTAGCGCCACTGTTCGGCCCGATCCGCCTGGTTGTCGTAGAGCATCCAGAGCGCCCCGCCGTCGCACATTACCAGTTCCTTCATCGCGTCGAAACTCCACACGCCCGCGTGACCGAGCGTGCCGCACGCCTTGCCGTGATAGATGCTTGCCACTGCGTTTGCTGCATCCTCCAGGATGGGCAGGCCGACGCCCCCGGCCTCCTGAATCTCATAGAACGGCGCTGGATGCCCGCCAAAGTGCAACAGGAACACCGCCGCCGTCTTGTGATTGTAGAGCCGCGTGATCTCTGACGGTAGAATGTCGAGCGTGTGCTTGTCCACGTCAGCGAACACCGGCCACGCGCCCACGCTCACAATCGCGTTCGCCACGCCGACGAACTGGATCGTCGGGACGATCACCTCGTCACCCGGCCCAATGCCCAGGGCGCGCAGCATTGCAAACGTTGCCGAGGTGCACGAGTTGAACAGCAATGATCGCTCTTGCCCCAGGTGGACGGCAAATTCGCGTTCAAACGCCGCGCACTCTTTGCCCCGGCCCAACCAGCGGCTCTTGAACACCCGTTCAACCGCTGCCAGTTCCTCACGCCCCAACGTGTTGCTGAAAATCGGTATCATCTTACCCCCTGAAAATGATTGAGTTTTGGCGTCACCCACTGCGCCGCCTGCTCGATATTACTCGGCGCGATGCCCGTGCCGATAAAAGCGAATTGCGCCAGTTCTCGGATCACAATCTCAGGCTCACGCACCAGCCGGTCATAGTCTACGATGTGCGTCGGCCCGTGCCAGATCTCGAGCTGCCGATCAAGGCCATCCCACCAAGTATCAATGATCTGCTCGGCGTTGCCCTTGCCGTGATAGGTTCTCTGTAAGTGCCGGGTGACGCTGGCTATACTCGCCTCTCTCGGTCGATCTGTGATGACCACTCGCACCTCGACGCCCTGCTGCTGCAAGATAGGCCAGATGAACTGGGCGACGAAACACAACCACGGGTCTTTCATCCCCCATAGCGGCTTGCGTGCACATTCCTTTGCCAGCGCCCGGTAGAGCGCCTTTTGCTGCTTGCCGATGCGCTCGATCTCCGCCGCCTTGAGGTTGTAGCCTTTTCCCGTGAGCCTTTGCGTCGTCAATCGCCAGCGCATATCCTCAAAATAGCCGAGAGGATTGGCCCAGTCGGCAGGCTGGAAGTGGCCCTTGCCCATATCCACGCCGAGTTTGTGGAGCACCCCAGCGGTGCAGCTCGATCCGCTTCTCGGTACGCCGAGGACCATCACGCAGACGCTAGACATAGCCGTATAGCTCCATCGCCGGCCCCGCGATCCGCTTGACCGTTGCCTTTTCGCTGGCGTTCAACGTTGCCCCTTTCGCCTTGCCTGCCACGCGCTGATCGCGCAGCCGCCACCAGAATTCGGGCGCGAGGATCGGCGTCACACCCAGGGCGTC